GGCTGGTTCGGCAGGTGAACACTGACACATGGCGGGTTGCTGAATACAACCGCCAGATAGCCGAACAAACCAGGGTGCGGGATGAGATCCAGCACCTGGTGGTGGAGCGGAACGCTGAGTTGCGGCGTGTAGCCAAGGACTATGGTATCCTGGACCTGGCGGTGGCAGCACTCGCTGCGGGAACAAACCTGCCGCCTGCTGCTGGCGGCGACGAGCCTGCCCCAGCCGCCCCTGCCGCAGCGGCACGGGTCGCCCCGCAGATGGCTGGGATCGTGGTCCACATGCCTCGGGCTCAGATACCCGTGCCAGGGATACCCGCAGCCAACGTGGTCCGTGCCGCAGGCGACGATACCGCCCGCTGCCCTGGCTGCCGCACCTACGTCCTCCACGCTGACCTCCGCTACCGCCACATGCCGATGGTGGAGGTGGACCGTGTCGTGGATCGCCGGCTGAAGCGGTGCGGGCGGTGCCTGGAGGTCCAGCGGCGGACTGCCATCATCTGGCATAACAATCAATGAAAACAAAAAACCAAAAAACTCAGCCCTAAAAATTGAGAGCCCAGAAACGCAAAAGAAAAGAGCCGCCGAGCCGCCAACCACCGTCCCCAGGGGCGGTGGTTAGGTCAAGTAGGAAGAGGGTATTATGTCAGGATTTGTCGCATACATCTTGAAGCACAATGGGGAGGACAGCCCGTGGGGTGATGTCGCAATGGACTTCGCACACGAGGCGTGTGAAGTCCAGCACGGATGGGGATACAAGAAAGTCAAGGCACACCTTGAGGAGAAGGGAGCATGCGATCGGGTCATGGTAATCTTGGATGAGATGTGGTATGCCTACAAGCATCGCTCTGCCCCGCTGGCAGAGGCATCCATCCGCAAGGATACCCGCAGAGTGTGAACGGGAACATTGGTCCGGGAACATTACGGCTGAAAACTAAAAAACCAAAAACCAAAAACACAAAAATCTAAAAATGTGGTGGCGGGCGACGACCAATATCCCCCCAAACCTCCCATCCATTTTTTTCAGAAAAGCCCAGCGTCCTATACGCTACGATTTTACCTATGTTTTCAATATGGATACGAGAGTTTACCATCCACGCCACTACTACGTCGGTGATGAGGGTGTAGCCGCCAAGCCTGAAGCAAGGGACCACGCTCCAATGGCGTCATTAAATCTGTCGCTATTTGATAGAGACGAATGGCAGCAGATAGCATTCACGGCGAAATCTCATGGAACGAGAACTTGGAGCAGTATTTCAAGGGCACGGGCGAAAAAGCCCACGGTCTCGGTTGGATTCACAAGAAATCAGAAGAGATATACTCTTCACGTAAGGCGTGGATAGATCTGCCGGTTATTGTGATGAGTTCTGTGGTGGGTTTCTGTAGTGTGGGATCCACCAGCATCTTTGTGGGGATGCCCGGTGTAGCGTCGCTTACGCTCGGCGTGGCTTCCTTGATCGTTTCGGTTTTAAACACGGTTGGTTCATATTATGGACTTGCGAAACGGGCTGAGGGTCATCGTCTAGCTTCAATTCAGTATGCGAGGTTATATCGTTTTCTAAGCATTGAACTGTCGCTGCCACGGGATCAGCGGATGACTGCCCATGACCTGCTGAAGTATACCAAGGACTCGTATGAAAGGCTTCAGGAGGTTGCTCCATTAATTCCTCCTGAAGTTCAGGCTGAGTTTCATCGGAAGTTTGATTCTGTTCAGGATGTGGAGAAGCCGGAGGAGATGAATGGTCTATCGCATGTTCAGGTGTATCAAGAAGCAGTCCATATTGTTTCGCCACGTCCCGATCAGACGTCTCAAACACCGGTTTTGTTTTCATTAAAAAAGAGTATACCCGCATCGGAATTGCCGGTCGCTGAGGTAAGGCATCCGGTTTTGCCTTCGCCTTTGCCTTCTGTGGCTTCGGTGGTTCAAACGGATCTACAGGCTTCCTTGCCCGCCGTGCCACAGTCCGCAGAGCCTCCACAGGAAAGCCACTAATCTGTGCTAGTTGTTCCAAATCTAAGAAACCAGTATCGGGTAGATTATTCTGTGCGAGGAACTTTTCTCTGATTGTTTTCATTACTACTAATCAGAGATAAATGCCTTACGTGATAAAACCCTACAAGTATGCGGATGGTCAGCGAGGCTACCGTGTGTATAAGAAGGACACGGGTCAGGCGTTTAGTCATCATCCTTTAACAAGGGAGATGGCTGAACGCCAACTTCGTGCGATCTACGCTAGCGAAGGGAGACACAGCAGAATGAGTATGCGTGGTGGCAGCCAAACAGCAAAGGAGGAAGAGGAGGACAAGGAAATCCTTGAGTACCCGCTGTCGGATAGTGATATCCGCAAGTGTCTACCTGACCTCAAGATTATTTCTTATCCCGATTTGAACGACATGTCGCATATTGAAGAAGCATTTGACTCTTACGGTAGGTGTTTAATTCTCTACCTGACAGAGAATGAGCATACTGGACACTGGGTTTGTATGGTGAAGAAGGGCGGGGTGATAGAATATTTTGATCCGTATGGAAAGTACCGCCCTGATGAGGAGGGGAAGTGGCTGACAAAAACCAAGCGTGAAGAATTGGACCAAGACTACCCCACATTAACTAATCTATTAAAAGCCAGCAAATATAAGGTCGTGATTAACCCCTATCACTTCCAAAAGGACAAGCGAGATATTTCAACGTGTGGACGGCATTGTGTAACCCGGCTCTATCATTGTGCGATGAATATTCGTGGCTACAAGTCATGGTTGGATGCGGAGTGCGAAAAGTATAGTTTAGATCCGGATGAGTTGGTGTCTGCTTTCACCTTCAAACTTATCAGGAAGTAATCTGCGGGGTTAAGACTAGCAAAAAAAAGCAGGTATAAGTAGAAATGTCATCGTATGCCCTATTGCCGAACTCCCGTGGTGATGCGGACACCATTTATTACACGGCGAACATCATCAATAATAACATTAGCACGGCTGGCGTAGGTCCGGACCCGATTGCGACATATACGGACACTCGTGATACACCAATCCTGAGGGATGCGAACGATTACGAGTGTTGTGTGATGAAGTGTAAGATACAGGGCGGTGGTAAGACACTTCCGGTTCTTATTCCGCAGATCCAGCAAGGCTCCGCAATTAACAATACAGCGTATAGCGTGACGCTCAGTGCTGTTGTGTGGGACGCAACTGCTAGTGCCGTGAAGTATGGGCAGAGCGACGAGTCATTTATCCAATGGATTCCGGAAAACTATGATTCAGGCACACAGATCCCTGCGACGGCTACGCCCAGCCAGAGCGATTCTGATTACTACTATTGCTATTCCTACAATCACTGGGTGACGCTAATCAATAACGCACTTCTTGCTGCTTATGGCACACTCCAGACCAATATCCGCAAGTTGACGAATATGGGCTCCTACGTGCTCCTAAATCGCTGTCCCACAGTGGAATATGATGAAGTCACGCAGAAGTTCGCATTCTACACGGACACGCTTGGAACTGCCTGGAACGCCGCCGCACAGTGGGCGAACTGCCCTCAAGGTCCGCCGTCCTACGCAGTACTTGGTCCTTCTGGCACGAACGTCTTTCCGACCACAACAACACAGGAGTGGATGATGGTTGGCTACAACTTGAACTTTGATGGTCTCCTTACCAACTTTGATACCCAATACTACGGGCAGCAAAGCACTGTCTGGGTGTCCTCAGGTGGTGGCACAACCAGTGGATCACAGGTTCTCTATCTTCCAGAAAATACACTTATAGTTCGCAACAAGACAGGTACCAACATCCAATCCATGATTGACCCGACCACAGGCTTGGCATATGCCACTGCGAAGTTGAACTGGGTGACCGTTCAGGATTTCCTCAGCACAACAAGCCTCTGGAGTCCGGTGGACTCAATTGTTCTAACAACTACGATGCTTCCAGTTCGTAATGAGTATGTGTCCGGTCCTGTTACGAGCGGCACTAGCACCACGGGTGCTTCCCGTGGTGGTTCATCCAGTTTCCAGCAAGTGCTTCTGGACTTCAATAATGGATATCCGAGTCATGGTTCCGAGGACTGGCGTGGCTGTCTATACTATGAGGCTCTTGGCGAGTTTATCCCGGTGTCTCTGGGAACGAGCCATACGGAGATTAAAAGTATTGATTTCAAGGTCAATTGGCGTAATCGCCTGACCAACCAGCTTGTCCCTCTACGGCTTTACAACTTTTCAAGCATCCATGTTCGTCTTGAGTTTCGCAAGAAGAAGTAGTCCCGTCGTTTTTCTTAAAAAATAAACGGAACTACTGGTATACACAATGTCCTCTGAGATCCAGAAGGTGTCTGTCGTGGATTCACGCATCCTCCAGCCGAAGCCCAAGTTCGCAGTAGAGAAGGGACCGCTTTCTCTTACCAACGTGCCGTATCGGTCAATCACTGCGACCCAGTCTCAGTGTACTTTTAACATCATCGTCCCGAGCGAGTCCGTCTTCGTGGACCGTGCCGTTGACTGGTCAGCGACCATCTACGGCTCTGTTGATGTTACGCTCAGTGGTGTCGCCGCTGTTGCGGGTGCCCCGATCGCTGTCTATGGTAAGGACTGTGCCCTTGCTCCGTTCCCGCTTCACCAGCTCTGTGCGACCATGTCTGCGACCATCAACGACACTACCACAGTAGTCAACACAAACGATGTTCTCCCGCAACTCCTCCGTCTTGCGGATTACAAGAAGCACCGCAAGCAGCGTACCTGCCCGACGATGCTTGATCGCCACCAGAAGTATCCTAACGCCTTCCCTGTCGCCCAGACTGCTGATGCTCGTATTCAGTCCCAGTATCCGGAGGTTAAGAACTCGCCGCTCAGTGGCTACGAGGCTGCCTACAATGTGGATGAGAAGCCTAACGGTGCCTGGGGCGACTTCCAGTGGACTACGGCGGCTGGCACGGTTCCTAGTTCAGTGGCGACCACGGCAGTCTCTGCTGCCTCACAGGGCGGTGGCTCCTATGTGGCTTATGATCTTGCGACATTCGCCAACGGCGGCACACAGGTCGTATACCACGCCAGCGATGCTACAGGTTCTGTCTACAAGTTGTTCTTCCGTTTCAAGAGCACGGAGCGTCTCCTCATCAGCCCGTTCATCTGGGCGGATGACTACGAGGTCAGTACGGGTCTCTTTGGTGTCCAGAACATCCAGCTGCTGATGAACTTCCAGAACCCGATCGGCGGTGGTCGTGTTCTCCGTTTCTGCCAGGTTGCGGGAGCTGGTGGCAACGCCGCATCTACGACGGTCCTTACGGCGAGCAACGAGCAGTTCAATACGGGCACTACGACCCCTGTTGCGAATAGCGTCGTCAACGTCCAGTACCTTACGCCGTCTCTGGATGTGCCGCTTCCTGCGAAGAGTATCGTGCCTTATATGGATTACCCCCGTTATATCTCCCAGTCCGTCAACACAGTTACTAACGGCACTGTTTCGGCGTTCCAGACCAATATGTCTGGAATTACGTCGCAGAGCATCCAGTCCCAGACGATCACGCTCCCTGCGATCCCGGATCTCCTGATCATCTATGCCAAGCCGAACACTTACCCCACAACGGCAGGTGGCACGACCCCTGACCCTTCGCAGTGCGATTGGGTGCTGCCGGTTACGGGCATCAGCGTCAACTTTGATAACTACGCTGGTCTCCTCTCCTCGCACACGCAGGAGCAGTTGTATCGCATGTCCGTTCGCAACGGTCTGGAGATGGACTGGGACCAGTGGCGTGGCTATGGAAACACGGCTGCCCTTAACAACACAGCCTACACATCACCTGTTGGAACTCTGCTCCCGCTCGTTGGTGGTCCGCTGGTTCTCAAGCCCGGTCGTGACATTGTCCTCCAGGCTGGGCAGGCTCCTTCGCTTGTTGGAAACTTCTCCCTCCAGTTCAACTTACAGGTTCAGAACCAGACGGGTGCGGATCAGACCGCCATCCAGCTCTATGTCATCGCAGTCAATAGCGGTTTCATGGAGACGATCAAGGGCTCTTCCCGCATCATCAAGGGCGTGCTCACGGAGCAGGACATCCTTTCCGCCCCGATGGGTCCTGGCTCATCGGATGCCCACATGTCTCGTATGCTTGGGTCGGGCAAGATTGAGGACTCTGCTCAGGATATGGAGCGGGGACGTGGCAGCGGTCGCAGCCACCGCAGCAGCCACCGCAGCGGTCGCAGCAGCGGCATGAATGACTACCGTTGAACCAACGGGAGGTTTTAGCCAATATTTCAAACTGACTTTTAAGAAAAAATAAAAAAAGGAATGAAGCCATTCCTCTTTTTTTTTTTTAGTTTTTTAAATTTCCCAAAACCTCCCTTA